CTCCTTTCGGAGATTACTCTTGAGGCCCCCATGCCCCGTGCAGTAACCTCGGCTGTGCGGGCGAGAGTGTCGAGGCTGGTCTTGGTACCGACCCGGATTTGTGACCCGGGAAGGCTCCTAGTCCTGGTGGTAGGTGTGGGCCCCCGTTGCGGGGGGCTTCTGGGGTAGTGACCCAGGCACCTATCATGGAGTGGACCCCCGTTGCGGGGGGTCTCCGGGGTAATGGCCCGGGCTCCTACAGGACCAGACTAAGACCAGTTTCTCTTCCCTCGCTCCGCAGGCCTTTGGCCTGCTCGGTGCAATCATTCCTCAAAAGGAGAGCCAAGTTCACTGACTCTCAAGCTTGCCAGTTTGGGATCCTCATTGGACGTAACTCGACCTTCCCAGGCCCCGCCCAGGAAGTATAGGGTCGGCACACTGTTCAGTAACCTTTCGGGGTCCGCTGAGCGGATTGTCCTGTACGAATGTGCGGTAAATCCTCGGAAGGTCCCCTCCCGCCGATTGGCGAAGGAGAGGACCCCCCGGCCTCTCACCGGGGTCCCAATTCCTTAGTCCCTAGGGTTGTCGACCCGAAGGATTTAAACTAATTATTGGGATAAACTCCCCATATTTCTAGCATGGATCTTAAGAGCGTCATTCTACGCATGGAGTCGAGACTCCCTCGCGTTTTTCTGTCCCGGAACCCTGCTACCCCTTCGTCTCGGGGTGCGAGATACCGTTTCAGTCGGTGACTTCTCCTAGTCAAATGTCTAGGGTGAGTTAGGGAAAATTTCTTTCCCGCAAATGGCGTTACCATTGAGATTGTGATCCGGTTTCTTGAGAAACTGGGCGTGCGGTGAATTACCAGAGGGACGGCTGATGCCATCTCCTGGTGTAAAGAAGGTCGCGAGACTTTTCTTTATATCATTGCCCACCCGGATTCCCCTGAATCTGAACCAAAGAGGCGCCGGCTCCGGAAGGAGTTTAGTCTCCCTCGTGGTGAGTGTCGCCTGCATGAGGTGTCGAAGGTTCACCTTCGGCTTTACCTCACAGCCCTCACTCTCATGAGAGGAGAAACTCTCCCTCCGAAGCTGGACCTTGCTTCGGTAACGGACCCCGGGCTGTTTACATCCTGGGATCTATACCGATTCTGAGTTCCTCTTCAGGAGTTTTGGACTGCCCTCCGGAGTCTTCCGGGGGTCAAGTCCGTCCTCCCAGGATTCGGCGACCCACCTCGGTGGAAGTCATATCACTTCTCGACCAAGAAAGGCCCCGGCGGCCGCCATGCTCTCCTGGAGAGCTGGGCTGACTTCCTCTCCCTTCCCAAGGAGATGGTGCAGTCTATTAAGGCCGTCGGGGGCTGACAGCTCGAGAAGCGGATGAACTTTCTCTCTGAACACCATGACCTCCTTGTGAGGTGCCTGGGGGATAGGGAGAAAGTTAGTCTGAGGAAGATCACGGGGATCCAAGATCGAGAAGGGAAGACGCGAGTAATCGCTATTCTCGACTACTGGTCGCAGACGGCTCTTAAGCCTCTCCACGACCTGATCTTTGGTATCCTCAAGTGTATTCCTCAAGACATGACTTTTAGCCAGGGGGAATTCCTTGAGAAAGTTCAGAACTGAATCCATGAGGATCCAGAGCTCGAGCTCTATTCTGTTGACCTTTCTAAGGCTACAGATAGATTTCCGATCCTTCTGATCTCCATGGTGCTTCGGGGAAACTTTTCTCCAAAGTTTGTCTCGGCTTGGGAAGACCTTATGGTCGGGTACCCCTTTCTCGTAAAAGGGAAAGAGGTTTCCTACTCAGTGGGGAATCCCATGGGGGCCCTTTCTTCTTGGGCCACCTTCGCCCTAGCTCACCACTTTGTGGTGTTCTGTGCGTGTAAGTGGTCACGGAAGAGCTGGCCCCGTTCCAAGTATGTTCTCCTTGGGGATGATATCCTCATTGGAGATCCAAAAATTGGGAAAGTCTACCTGAGGATTCTGACTCTTCTTGGTGTCGAGTACTCGCCCTCGAAAACGTACGTCTCACGAAGGATGTGCGAGTTCGCGAAGCGAGTAGTTGTCCAAGGAGAAGAGGTGACTCCTTTTCCGATCTCTTCCGTATCCGGACAGCCATGGAGTATTCCACTGGTTGTGTCCGCGATCCGGGGTGAGAGGCAGAAGGAGTATTACCCTATCTCCGGGATCCCTAAGGCAGTGCGAAGCCTTCAGGAAACTGTGTATCCTTCGATGAACTCCCAAAGGAGGGATATCGTCGAACACCAGTCCTGACTATGCGAAATTGGCATTGACCTTCTGTCCGGCCGGATCACGGCAGGAGACTATTTTGTCTCACTGTGCGGTGACCTGGGCCTTGACAGGGGTGATCTGGATGAGTCGTCGTATTCAGCGATGACTTACCTGATCCTAGCACGCCAGTTCGAGGCTTCCCTTTCACGTCCGGACGTCTCAGTTTTCCGAATCTATTCGGATATTGAGCATTCGTTCGTTAAGGAGCGGCGCTCCCTTCTATGGCCCGAGTTTGAAACATCCTACCCGATCACTGCGAACCTTTCGCATATGTCGAAGACGATGTACAGACTCGAGACTCGCCTCGCTGACCCAATGGGGCAGTCCGAAGACTGAAAACTAATGATCAAGGGGATGCACAATCCCTTTGACCCTGAGTCTTTCGGTCTTAAGACTTTCCAGAGGGCCGCGAAGGTGAGCCACCGGCTGGGCCTTCAGGTTCAAAAGATCTCTAGGTCCCCGGAGGAAATTGGGAAACTCCTCCAGGGATCTCGTCGTCGACCGTTCACTGATAGCAACGTCGTCCTCCACTACCGGACCCCCGGTGGTGGGTGGGGACGCCGAGGCTATGTGCCGGATGATGACTAGAGGTCTTCGGATCCGATCTTTCTGGTATCGCCGCTTGGGGACGGAGTGACTCCCGTCCCCCTCTTGAGTAAATATCTTTCTACTACCCACCGACAGGTGGATTGGTAACTGATGGTCTTGGTGGAGGGCACGGCACCGGCATAACCCGGGAAACGGCCCTTGGGGGTTGAGAGCAGAGAAAAGCTCTTCCCACCCCAAGACATGTAAGTTCCCAACACGGTCGCGCTACATTTCGTCCCCTCTCCCTGAGGGTGGGACCATCTGTAGTTTGCTTCCGTGGTATTAGGAAGAGGGGGCCTCAAGAGTAAACCCGTG